TTTAGTGTTTACAAATATACCAGCAGTTTAGTTTTATTAGACGCAACATTTCCTGTATTGAGTGGTTTTCTTGTATTCACACAGGCGGCATTTAATAACTTTTACAAACAGTTTAAATTACGTGAACAAATCAAGAAACAATTTGAACATTATCTTGCACCAGCAATGGTTAAAAAGTTACAAAAAGATCCAAGTCTATTACGTTTAGGTGGAGACACCAGAACAATGACATACTTGTTTTCAGACATTCGTGGATTTACTCCCATATCAGAACAGTTTAAAACAGACCCACAAGGTTTAGGTAAACTCATAAACAGATATATGACACCAATGACTGATTTAGTTATGCGTAAAGAAGGCACAATAGACAAGTATATAGGTGATGCCTTAATGGCAATATGGAATGCTCCACTTGATGTAGATAATCATGCTCAGTTGGCAATAGAGACAGCACAGGAAATGGAAGTTGAACTTAAAAATCTTAATAAAGAACTCAAAGCAGATGGCTTAATGGAATTAGGTGTTGGCATAGGTATCAACACAGGCGATGCAGTTGTAGGCAACATGGGTAGTAACCAACGTTTTGATTATACCGTATTAGGTGATAGTGTAAACTTAGCGGCTCGTTTAGAAGCACAAACAAAAGAGTATGGTGTGTTCTTTATGTTTACAGAGCATACATTAAAACAAATCACAACACCAGAAAACTTAACAATGCTAGACAAAATTGCAGTTAAAGGTCAAACAGCACCTGTAACAATTTACACTATCTTAAGAGACCACAAGTATGCAAGAGTTGTAAACAGAATGGTTGATAGTTATCAAAACAGAGCATGGGCCGAATGTGCAAATCAAATAGAAATTATCAAAGAGCACAACTGGAACGATACTTTAGCAGATCTTTATGCAAACAGAATAAAACAACCTATGCCTAAAGGCGAATGGGACGGAGTTGAACGAAAGACTAGTAAGTGATAAATACTACTATGGCACAGAACAAAATACAGCAAAAAGAAGAAGAAGTTTTAATAAAGGTCAGTATTTGGTCTAAAATTAAACATTGGTGGCGTACACTTATTAGAGAAGAATGGGAAATAACTATTTTCTTCCCTGGCGAAACTAGAATGCTGGAAGATGGAACCACAATACAAAACGATGCTCCTAAAACTTATCGTGCTAAAAAAATAAAAAAACTTACAACCAAGCATATAATTTTTACAGACTTATTAGGTGTTAAACACGAAATACGAGTTGTAAATCCTGTTGGGTATGACGTAAGAAAAATATACTAATTATTCGTCTGGCTTCCAGTCTTTTATACTTCTAAAAAACAAATAGTAGTGCCTAAAATCTTTTAGTTGTTGTTTTGCATGAAACAATTCTAATGGCACTCCTTTACTGTGTTTAATTAACGGAAAATAATATCTTTTTAATATCTTTTCAATTTTTTTAACATCAGTTGCTAAAGCATCTAATAAAATATTATTAAATTCTAAATCTGTAACTAAATCTATTAACCAGTAATGATAAGGATGTTCAGGGTTATATCTTCGTACAACATCTCGTGTTTGGTAATATAATGCTCTTACAGGATTTATACCAGGACGGTATGAATTCATAACTTGTTTAAATCTAAAACTATCATGTTCTGTGCGAAAATTCTTTATTACACTTGCATAATCGCTTTTCATTGCTTTTTTTACTGAGCCAATATTTTCGCCAAGTTTTTGGTCATACTCTTTATAGAGTTTATCAAATATTTTTTGATACTTCGAAGATAACTTCTTATAATAGACATCTTTTATTTCGTCTATTTCTATAGCACCTTCTAGAAGTGTATGTGGAATTGTGGTTGTTCTTTCGAACTTGTCTAGTTCAGTGGTTATCCGCAAAAGTACAAAATCGATTATTTCGCCTTTGCTCATACTAATATTTATCGAGAATGAATTTCAAGAATAGTGTGTAGTTTTTCTGTCCCACCGTTTTTATTTAGAGTAATATGTGAACCATTATGTAAAGGCTTAGGCCAAACTCCAATATCAATCCAAGCATATCCGGCACTTTCAGAATTAAGTGAAGGAATAAATTCTTCGTCGACTACATATACAAAACTGTAATAGTAAAAATTTTTATCTTTGCTTTGATATACGTCTATGGGATTTAATTTTTGTAGTTCTGGAACGAACCCAATTTCTTCGTCTAGTTCTCTAGTAATACATTGGTAAGGTGTTTCTCCGTCTTCAATCATACCTCCCCAAAACCCCCAGGTATTATTAAATCGTTTGTTGCCTTCTCTAAGTTGTAATAAACATCTGCCTGTGTCTTTAGCAAGAAATACAACTCCTGCCGCCGTAGTAGTCATTAAAGTGTCAATCTCCAAAAGGAAGGATTATATTCTCCTTCATAACTACTTATCCAGTTGTTGTTTATCCACCTATACTGTTTTGAAGTAAATGTGTTTGTAACATATTGCTCTTCGCTTATTGAACTAGCATCAAATACTACTATCCAGTTACTGCCGTTATATTCTATTATATCGTTTTCATCAGCATTAACATTCCAATTCGGGTAACCTGATGTAGTAATTTCTTGAGTAATTAAATACCTTTGTCCAGTTGTTACAGCATCTAATGTGCCATCTCCAGGATAATTTTCTCGCGGGTCTATAATTTTATTTACATCATTTATGGTATTTGTAGGTAATGTGTCTGCATCTAAATTGAATATCAATGTTGTGGGCGATGTAGGGTGCGATGTAACTGTGCCAACTAACAATCCTAGTTCGTTATCACTATCGTTACCTATATTTAATTTTAGCAAACTTGTTGCTGATAATTTTCCTTGTTGGTCTATTATATTGGACCAAGCAATTGGTTGCTCATTTTCATCTATTAGAATTGCACTATTACCTGTAACTTGAACCTTATAATCTCCAGCAGTAACAATTATTTCAAATGTATCAGGAATATTACCAAAGAAATCTGCATAATCTTCGCTATATCCTAAATCTGCAATACTGCTTGTTGAATGTACATCTGCTATTATTTGTTGTATGATACTTTGACGTTTTACTTTTGCCGGTGGACTAATCCAAATTGGTGAGTTGAATGTCAATGTTGAAATATCTAAACTTTCGTCGACTCCTGCAGGAACACTTCTACTGCTCCAAGATATATCAGATAACTCAATTTCAAACACACTAGTCCAATCTAATGGATTGCTGTTAGATTGTAATTGTATGCTTGGATTAAATAGAACAAAAATTTGTTCTAAAATTTGTAATTTTGTATCTGTATTAGTTGTCCATATATCAACATTAAATGTTAAGTTATATGGTACCGGCATATATCTTTGTGTAGTGTATAAGTTACCTTGAGTATTACTATAAGTATTAGTATCAGCATCATATTCCCTTTCTGCAACCTGTGTTGTGTCTACTAAAAAAGGTTCATGTGTTCTATCTCTTGCTGGCTGAATGCTTTGTATTGTAACTGCAATAAATGGTGCACTATTAATAACGTTTTCAGAATTATTACGCAATATACTTGCAACCATTCTACTACTATCGCCATACCTTGCTGGTACACGATTATAATTTATTCCGTCTTTTGTAAATTCTCTAACTTTAAAATTAGAAAATACTCTTACAAGTTGTAACAGATATCTTTTAATCTGTTCGTCGTACCAATAATCTAAATTCTTGCCTGCCATTAGTTATCCGTTTTTGGTTTTACAACTTTGCTTAAATTTACTCTTTCTGGTTCTGTAGTCCCATTAACCGAAGTAATATTATCGTTGTTTATAAATGTACTTAAAATTTTATTTGCCGCAGACCAAACACCAGTATTATCAGTACTAACATTAAGCCAACGTGTTCCTGATTTTTTAAATAATCTATTTGGACTAAAGTCCGTTCTTAAAAAGTAATCGCCGTCACTGGTACCGCTTGTAGGAAATGTAGAACCACTGCCTACAATATTTAATCCATTTATAGGTAATCCATCTGCTCCTCCGAAATCTAATCCAGGTGCAGGTTTGTCAGGTACAGAGTCATCAAAATATAGATGTGCTGTATCTCTGTATTGAGGATCATACGGCACATCTTTTTCTGCTTGTTCTAGTAATTTATTACTAATATTAATTTCGTTAGCATAGGTACTAATTAAGTTACGCAAGTCGCCTTCTTCTTCACCGGTGCCAAGTATATCTCTGTATTCTTGACTGTCTGTTATAGGACCTAGTTTTACTCTCCACAAGTGTGACCACCAACGTGGATCATATCCTTCTGCTGGTCTGCTACCATCTGTAACAACATAAAATCTGTTTATGGCTTCGTCGCTACCAAGTAGTAAGTCATCACGTAAATGAGGTAGTTCTAAAACATCACCTGGCATAAGTCTACGGCCTATTGCTTCTACCATACTTTCTGTATGAAAGTTCATAAACAAAGTATCATTTGCTAAAAACATACCAAATTGTGTTAAATCGTATGAATCGTTTTCTGCAATATTATATTGACCTCTTAATTCATAGATATCTTTATCGTATTTTCTATCTCTGTTTTCTAAAAATAATAAG